TCTAAAGTGTTTTGGTTATCAGGATTCTCACCATTGCTATATCTAGCTGTTCTTTCCTGTGTATAAGTTAGGTCAGACCAAGTAGGTAAGTCTTGCACAATCTTCTTGCTAAAGCCCATTGAGATTAGCTCTGAGCGAGTAATCAATCTTCTATGAGCTACAAATGGAGAGTCATTAACTGTGCGAGCTTTCTTGCTGATAATGAATTCTTCTGGTGGCACATTCTCAATAACTACCTTACCTGTCTTATTAGTCTTTTTGACTGTGACATTGTAAGAAAACATTGGGATAACAGCGCCTGTCATTGGGTCTTGATAAGAGTCAATCTCAATCTGCTCTTGGTTCTTAACCTCAATAGAATCATCAGACAAAAGCATTGTTAGCTCTTGCTCATTTAGGTTCTGATACTTCTCTTTAGTGACATTGACTGTCTCATCCCAATAGACCTTTAAGATGCCATTCTTCTGTAACAAGGCATCCTTGAACCAAGTGTGCAATAAAGCTACACCATCATTGTCTTTGTTCATTACCCAGTTTACATACTCTGTAGCCTGTAAAGCCTTATCCTCATCATCAGCAGACCTTGGCTCAAATCGAACCATATCATCTGATTGTGTGAATACTCTTAATAATTGTGGCAATGCACCATCAACTACCTCTGCTACCTCACCAGTAACAATCTGAGAGCGACCTTCAACTTCATTGCCATACGGCTCTCTGTTGTAATACTCTAGAGCCTTAGACCTTTGGTCTGTAGTATCGGTTTGGATATAGCCAAGAGAATCATCAATCTCAGCATCCAATATACCTTTTAGCTTATTGTCATCCATATTTAAATCCACTCAAATTGGTTTATAAATTTAAAAGAATTCCTCTTAGAGCAATTCAATTTTTCAGGTATTACTTGTATATTTGTTGCACAATGCAAACCACAAGCCTCTTTAGCATTTAAAGGAATCATATGGTCTACATCCCACTTAAACCCTGTTGCTTTGTATCGTAAGTCAGCAAGATGTTGTGCGTCCAACATTACAAGCTCATCTAGTTCACCAAACCAAGATGGAATTGCATTATTTTTTAATGCTCGTCTTTTTGCATTTATTTCATTTACTTTGCTTTTATTTTTTTCTTTCCATTTTTTGGAATAACTTAATATTTTTTCTTTGTTTTCCAAGTAATGTAACTTTCTATTTTTAGAGTTATTTTCTTTATTCTTTAAATTATATTCTCTCATATATAACTTTTTTTGCTCTTTACATTTTTCACAAGAGCAATGGTTTATAGACTTAAAAAATCCCACTAATCCGTTTTTACAAACTTTATCCATCAAACAATCCACTTTGTGTTAATTTTAAGAGATTTGTTCCATTCGTTAGGCTTCTCATCTAAACCTACAGCTACATAGCGCCAAGCATCAGCAGCATGAGAGTGCTGGTCATGCAAGGGTTTCTCACTAAACATCTTTGTATCTGGGTCTACTGCATATCTGTAATGCCTTAAAGCCTGTAAGCCTTCAGCGCATTTATTCTGGTCAAAGTAACAACGATTCATCAACATTCTAGCTGAGTTTATACCATCAGCAATAGATAACTTAGGGGTAATCCTTACTGGTAAACCCATAGTCTCAATGATTTCTTTAGTACTTCTACCTGTCATATTCTTGTGTTCTGCATCATGCGGAAGCCAATGGTCTCTGTATGTATAGCCCTTATTCTGAAGCACTTGTACATAGTGGTCAATGGTTTTCTGACAGTTCTGGTAGAAGTCAATCACTCGAACTTCACCACCAGCTATTGTCTGCACAAACCAGATGCTAGTCATATCCGACCATCCTAAGTCCCAGAAAGTACTAACAGGGATAGCTATATCTGCTTGAACATCCTTAATCCTGTTTTCTTCCTGTGCCTTCCTAAGTTCATTAGCATACACAGCACCATCTAATACCTGTCTTGTATTACCTTCCCAGACATTCAAGTAAGCATCCATATCCCTAGCTTTTAAATCTTCCATCTCATCTCTTAGGACTGATGGAAACCAAGGATTGTCTGAATAGTTTACTTTGACTACTTTTGCATTACTTGGTGGCAGCACTACAAACCGCTTATAAGTCTCATCTGTATCTAGCTCTGGGTTAAATGTTACCCATATCTCTGAGCCATCTTTACGAATAGTCGGTATAAGAGTATCCCAGCTAGACTTACTTGTAGTTTGAGCTTCCTCAATCCAGCAGATGTCTACACCCTCAAATGACTTAATCTTTGTAATATTGTGCTTTAGACCAGCAAATGAGAACTCTGTCCCATTCTTGCCATATATGACTGTATTCTGTATCTCATAGAAATCTTCTAATCCTAGTGCCTTAATCTGGTCTGCCAATAAAGCATGAACAGAATCGCTAATAGAGTTCTGGAACTCTCTGGCACATAAGACCCTAATCTTCTTTCTTCTGCCAATGGCTAAAAGAACTCTAGCTACAGTCCAAGACTTACTAGAGCCTCGACCACCATAGACTATCTTATAACGGTAGTTTTCCAACAAGCACTCTAGCTTTGCTGGAATCTCTAACTTGAGTTTTTCTTCTTCGGCTATCAATCTGGGTGCTTAATAATAAACTCTATCAATTTAAGTTCTACAGCATCTCCATCAATACCACTTACCTCTGTGGTTTGAACAGACTTACCATCTACCCTATCCATAATCTCTTTGACAGCCCAAGGCTCACCTTCTATAGCCTTCTCTACTAGCTTATCTGCTATCTGTCTTAGCTTTAACCTGTCCTCTTGGATTAGTGCCTTATGCAGCTCTCCATGAAACAGTTTGCCTTTTTTAGAGTTTAAATTACCTACTGGCGCTCCAGCCTTACTAATTGTAACAATAGGTAAGTCTTTGTTTTCTTTAATTTCTTCCATTCCAATCCCTTGGGGTGTTGGTTGATGATGTTGTAAGAATACAACAGTTTTATCTTTCTAGCAAACCTTTGACAATTAGCTCATTTAATGGCACATCTAAACCATACTGCCCCTGATTATATGGGAAGTATTCTAATCTTTGCTCTGGTGTTAAATCCATTCTTCCTTGAGTAAGCCTTGCTTCAGCCTCACCCAATAGTCTTTTATATATTTCCATAGCCTCATCATAAGTTTTTGATGGGTTCTCAGACCTAAGTTTATTAAACATACTTTCAGTCTCTAAATATTCTGGTGTTCCTTCTTTTCTAGCTAAAGATAGTTCATTTAACTTTTTAGCTACTTCATTAATTTGTTCTTTGTTAGGCTGTAAAAATTCTTCTGGACTTCCACCTCTAGCCCATCCTTCTTTTACTTGTATCCCATGCTGAAGCTCATGCAAAAGACCAGACCTTAATTCTGGCTCATTAGGTGCGTTCATAGTTATATATGGGTTACCCCTATTTTCTACATAACTACCACTTCTATCAGGTGCAAATCCTTGGTATAAATCAATATTTTTAAGGTCATCATAAGACTTGTAAAGCTCAGGATGTTCTAAAGATGTTCCAACTTTATTAAACTTATTCATTTCTTCATCAGTAAGTTTAATAACTGCTTGTCTTTCTTTTCCTAAACCTATTCCTTTAAATGGTAATCTTCCATAGGGAACACCATATAATTCTTGAGAGAATTTCTCTAAAAACTCCATATTTCCTGATTGTGGCTTCATTAAAGCAAATGCTTCTTTGTCGCTTATTTCTTGTCTCCAGTTACCATCAGCAGCTCTAACTGTTCCTGTTTCTTTCCAAATTTCTTCTGGAGCTTTACCTTGTTTTTCCAACTTTGCAGCTTTAAATGCTTGTTCTGGCTTCCATAATTTAGAGCCTTGACCGATAAACATACCTACTGGTGCTATTCCTAGCTCACCCATTAATACATCAGAACCTAATTGTCCTAAAGCTGCTTGGTCTGTTACTTGAAATGGTCTTTCTGGGTTAGCAAAAGCCCGCCCCATCAATGCCTGTCTCTCAGCGCTAGACTGTAGGAGACTTTGCCCTGCTCTCCTAGCCTGTTCCATTGGGTCAGTTAAAAGACCATAGACTCCCCTCTTGAGCTGGTCTGCTCCAGAGTAAATAGCGGGTAAAACCCCACCTAGAAGTCCTTGTGCCATTATTTCTTAACCCCATAAAAGTATAAGTCTTTAGTCTGAGCATTAACAGAGAACTCATATTCTAAGAACATACTGTCTAAATCAAACTTTTCTTTAAAATCTGCTTCTGTAAGATTCTTGTAATAATTCCACTCTACTAGAGGAGCATCTGCTGGGCTACTTGCCTTAGTTCCATGCTCTGGTCTACCAGTTGTAGCACAAGACATAACTACCAGCTTCTTAGTCATTCTGTGCATATTCTCAAAAGTAGCTATCCAAAAAGGGTTATGCTCAAAGCACTCACAGGATATAACTGTATCAAAGCTATCTTTAGGAGCTTGCATATCTTGACCCTGACATACTAGGTCTACTCCCTTGCCTTCTCCTACATCTATTCCTAAGTAATCACAGTCTGTAAAAAACTGTCTTACAGAGCCATTGATGTCTAGGCTTCCTACTTCTAGGACTTTAGCCTTGTTAAATGACTCTGGAAACTTATCCCTGACCGATTTAACAAAGTCAAACTGCTGTTGATGCGCCATTTACCACTTAACCTTATCTGCCCAATAGGCTGCACTCATCTTACCTTTAGAGATATTAGCTGAATGTCTAGCTTTAAATGACTTTCTTCTAGCTTTATTAGCCTCGGACTCCTCTTTCATGGGTGGTGAGCCTGATACCCCTTGCTGACCAAATCGAATTGTCTTGGTCTGGTCACCCTCTTTTGCCACTACAACATGGCTTTTAGTAGGATGACTTGGGGTTTTCTTTGGCTTGTTATAGCCAGATACACCTATTCTCTCAAAGAGTTTAGCTGCATCTCTTATCTTCATTTTTTGTAGCGAGCAGACTTAGCAGCTTCGCTAATAGCAATAGCAATAGCTTGTTTAGGGTTTTTAACTACCTTACCACCCTTACCAGAGTGCAGAGTACCTTCTTTGTACTCACCCATAACTTTGCCAATTTTCTTCTGAGTTTTGTTCATTTTTTTGCCTTATATGGTTTGGCAGTCTTAGCAGCCTGTTTGAAGTCTTTAGCACTAGGAGCAGCTTTAGAGCCTACCTTGTTCATCTTCTCACCAGAACCTTCAGCTATTCTTTTCCGCTTTGCAGCAATATTTCCATAGAGACTATTCTTCATATTCTTCTTCCATTTCTTCTTCTTTGCCAGCTACCTCGAACTCATCACAGCCATTCTTGTCGCTACACATAAACTCAAACTTATCACAGAACCCTGTACCTTTAGCCATGCCACAGCTAGGCATTTCTTTAGGTGTACAAAAGTATTCACAGTCCATGCACTTAGCTACTGGCTTGTCTGTGTAATTAGCGACCACTACAGCTTTTCGCTTATTGCCATCATTAACTACTTTATCTTGAGTTGCTAAAGGGCAGGCAGAGACATCAGACTCTAGTAAACCACCCTCTTTGCTTTCTGCCATCATAGGCTTGCCGCCTAGTAATCCAAGTGTAATCTTCATGGTAATCCTAAAAAAAATCCCCGATTAAGGGGATAAAGTCTCTGTGAAGGAGATAAAAATGAAATCTTTGGGCGCATTAACCCAAGCCAAGTATATAACAAAATTTAAAAATCAACAATTTTTTCTTTACATTCGCAACAAATCCACCTTTGGTTTAGCCCATTATTGAATTTTTGCATGAATCCTGTGTGTTTTGGTTGCTTTACCCTACAGTTATCACAAAGCCTTTTCTGCTGATAGCTTCCTGTTGAGTTCTTTACTAATTCTGCTTCTGGCTTCTTGTAGGTCATTTTCTAACTTCTTTATTGTTGTTCTAAGGTGATTAGCAATAGCATGGTTACTTTGGTATGGGTGGCTTACATAAAATGCCTTCAAAGCCCTTCTAT